AAGGAAAGTATGTTGGAGTGCCAAGTGTATTCTTGCGCACCTTCGGTTGTAACTTCCGTTGTCAGAACTTTGGACTGCCACGTGGGCGTGAAAAGACACATTACAATCCAGAAGTAGAAGCACTGCTAAATAATGGCATACTGGATCGTGTAACAAAGTTTGAAGACCTTCCAATTATTGCGACAGGTTGTGATACATATGCCAGTATCTATCCCGAATTCCGTCATCTAGTTATGGATAAAACAGTTGACGAAGTAGTTGATCATTTGCTTAGTCTAACCCCAGAGGGTTGCTGGACACAAGACAATGGTCAAGATATCCACTTGATTATGACAGGTGGCGAACCACTGTTGGCTTGGCAACGGTTGTATATTGAGTTGTTTGAACATCCAAGAATGAGAGATTTGAAAAATGTCACTTTTGAAACAAATACTACACAACGCCTCCATCCGGAGTTCAAAGACTATCTTGCTAACAAGGCGAGATTTAAAACGACATTCAGTTGCAGTCCTAAACTCTCCGTATCAGGCGAATCTTGGCAGGATGCTATTAAGCCTTCAATTGCTCTTGACTACGCTAGTGTATCTGGTGTGGACATTTATCTTAAGTTTGTGGTCGCTGATGCGGTGGACGTCAAAGAAGTCGGTGAGGCTGTGGCGGCGTTTCAAGATGCAGGACTCAACTGCCCAGTTTATCTCATGCCAATGGGAGGAAGAAGCGAGGGTTATGATCTTACGGTCAGACAAGTCGCCGAACTTGCTATGCAACGCGGCTGGCGATTTACCCCCAGACTTCACATCACCCTCTTTGGAAACGCATGGGGAACCTAACCTTAAACCATACAAACACGGTGTTGAGTCTGAAGAACACTTGGAGAGTATAAGGAAGCTACGTTAAAATGATTGCTTGGTATAAAAATTTGCGGTCACAAAGGTATCCGTAGTATATGTGTATTCATTGGGCATGGTTCAATGGTAGATATTTTAATGTTGATGGAACAAGGAAATGACAGAATTTAAGAGTGGCATATTTAATTTGTTAAGAAGGAGTTCGCTTCTTCTAGCAGTAGTATATACCATTGGACACATATTAATTGCGATGACTTGTAACTATTTGATTACTGGAGCAAGGCTTGAGTTGGCAGCAGTTGACGCTCTTGTTGAACCAGTTATAAATGGTGTCTGGTTTTATTTACTACACAAAGTAATTTTTAGGACATAGAAAATGAGAGAACCAAGAACAGAACTAATAGTAAAAGAATTAAAAGAGGTGGTTAATAGACTTAACCGCCTTGACTCTATCTTACAGAATATGGATGTAAGATATACATTACATCGTACCAGAGTAGATGAACCCTGGCGACTAGACGACATTATACAGAGAGTTGAATATTAATGAATAACTATATTTTTACTAGCGAAAGTGTTAGCGATGGACACCCTGATAAGGTTGCAGACCAGATCTCGGACGCACTCGTTGATGCTGGTTTGAAAGCAGGAGACGAGACCACTCGCGTTGCTATCGAAACACTTGTAACCACCAATCATGTAACATTGGCGGGCGAAGTAAAAAACTTTAACGTATCACGCGAAGAAGTTAAAGAAATCGTCAAAGCAAAAGTTCGTGAAATTGGTTATGAGCAAGAAGGGTTTCATTGGGATAACTTGAAAATCTACAATGAAATCCACAGCCAAAGTGCTGACATTGCATTAGGCACAGACGACTTTGGTGCAGGTGACCAAGGCTTGATGTTTGGGTATGCTTGTAACGATAATGCTGCATACCTGCCTGCGCCTATTTACTACAGTCACGAAATTCTAAAGGAACTAAAAGAATTTCGAAAGCGTAGTGATGTATTGGGGCCAGATGCTAAATCACAAGTTAGTGTTGAGTATGAAGGCGGCAAAGTCAAACGCATCGATCAAGTTGTGATAAGTACTCAGCATACTGAGGGCCAAGTTGAACTAGCAAGAGATATCAGTAGACTTGCTGCCAAGACAGTATTAGGAGATTTGATTGATGACAAAACTATTTGGCATCTTAATCCTACCGGTAACTTTGTTATTGGTGGACCTGATGGTGATGCTGGTGTTACCGGAAGAAAGATTATTGTCGATACCTATGGCGGTTTTGCTCCTCACGGTGGTGGCGCTTTTAGCGGAAAAGATCCTACCAAGGTAGATCGCAGTGCAGCATACATGGCACGTTGGCTTGCTAAGAACGTAGTAGCAGATGATATGGCAGATTGGTGCCAGATTCAGTTGAGTTATGCTATTGGGGTTAAGGAGCCCACAAGTATCTATGTTGACAGCAACGGACATAATCGTAGTATTCAAAAGTTTATTGAGAACAATATTGATTTGACTCCGCTGGGTATTATTCGTAGATTTGACATGTACAACTTCCATGAATACAGTAAGAATTGCGTATATGGACATTTTGGAGATAAGGACGTTCCTTGGGAACGTATTGGTTGGTAATGTTTAGAAAATTAAAAACACTCTTTGCTAGTAAAGAAGTCAAAGCAGTAATCAACGAGAAAGACCAAGCAACCTCACGTGGCGAACCCTACGTGCGAGTGCTTAAAGTTCACTTTGATGAAAACAAACCTGGCGACGGGTACTTTGAACTTGAGTGGAACCAGATCTTTGTTAGGCGTTTACTGGAATCAGGATACACTGGTGACAGCGAAGAAGAGATTGTTGATCAATGGTTTACTACACTTTGTCGTGGGATTAGCGAACAGGACTACTAAATGGCTAGACTTATATTAGTCACTGGTCCTGGCCACGGACATAATGAATTTCTATCATGGGTTTTAAATCAAAGTCATTATGTAAATAATGACTTTGATCCTACCTGGGAGTTATATCCTGGCCCGTTTGGTACATTTATTAGACATGACGATAGTTGGAATACGTTTAAAGATTTCCCAGAATATTCGTGGATGTATAATACAGAGATACGCAACGGTATAAACAACCGTGTACAAGAGCATCAGATAGTAAGATTACGTGATGCTGTTATGGATATATACGCCATTAATAACAAAATAAGCCAATATATCAACTGCGTAAATCCGCAGGAAAGCATAGATTTTGCAAAAAAGCATGGCATTAATACTTCAACTGCCATCATTGATTTACCAAATAGTAAACACAGGAGTCACTATGCTCAAATGGAATTCAGTATAGGCGCCGCTGAATCAAAAGATTACAGCACAATGAATTTTAGTTTACAAGAGGTATGTTTCTGGCTTACAAAAAAACATCGCCAACAGTTAACTGAAATCATCGATGCTAATGCTGATTACTCTGCAAATATTAACAACTTACTGTCAGATGATCACGATGTTGTTCGTGAAGAGATAACCAGAGCAATGGTAATGTCAGGAATGAATCCTCCAGACGAAGCAACTGATTTTAGAGATGATGTGTATACAAAAATAGATTATTTTAAATCAATTAATCAACCAGTACACCCACTTATGAAGCAGATTAACGAACTGAGTTGGGATGACATCCTTGAAGAAGCACAAAAGTATTGACATACTGTCACACGTATGCTACATTAAACACGATAACGTAACACAGGTAATACAATGACTTATATTCTAGTAGACGCAGCTAATATGTTCATGAGAGCTCGCCACGTAGTTCGCGGTGACGACATGGAAACCAAGATTGGTATGGCATATCATATCATGTTCAGTAGCATTAACAAAGTATGGCGTGAACAAAGTGGTAATCACGTAGTAGTATGTCTAGAAGGACGTAGCTGGCGCAAAGACTATTACGAACCCTACAAGCGTAACCGTCAAGAAGCACGTGCTGCCCTAACTCCACGTGAACAGGCAGAAGACACTGCGTTCTGGCAAGCGTTCGATGATCTTAAAACATTCTTCACTGATAAGACTAACTGCACAGTATTGCAACACGGCAACTGTGAAGCAGATGATTTTATTGCACGTTGGGTCCAGAATCACAGCGATGCAAAGCATTGTATTGTAAGTAGTGATAGTGACTATTATCAGCTACTCAGCGATAAGGTTACACAATACAATGGTATTACAGGACAACTGATCACTATTAATGGTATCTTCGATGACCGCGGTAAGCCCGTAAAAGACAAGAAAACAGGCGAGCATAAGATGCCGGGAGAGCCTGAATGGCTACTGTTTGAGAAGTGTATTCGTGGTGATACCAGCGACAATGTGTTTAGTGCATATCCTGGTGCTCGTATTAAAGGTACCAAAAACAAGGTGGGCATTACTGAAGCATATGAAGATCGTAACTCTAAAGGCTATAACTGGAATAACTTTATGCTACAGCGTTGGGTAGATCATGAAGGTGTGGAACATCGTGTACTAGAAGACTATCAACGTAATCGCACACTGATTGATCTTACACAACAGCCTGATGATATTAAAGCAGCACTGGATGATGCTATTGTTACGCAAGTACAAAAAGAACGTAAAAGTCAGATAGGTATTCATTTTATGAGGTTCTGTGGCAAATACAGCCTGGATCGTTTGAGTCAGAGTGCGCAGGATCATGCTGCATACTTAAACGCAGCATATGAAGATGCCTGATATAACTGACGCTGAAATAGAAGCAGTGTTGCGTGAAATGCTGGAAATGTTTGATAAACTACCAAACCCAGAACAATACCCGCGGCAATTTGACTACTACCTAAGAATGTATCAATTTTACAAAACTCACTCAAGGAAAAACTAATGGAACAAGCTGATCTAGAAAAACAACTACGCCGTTTGAAACACGGCATTGTACGTGTAACATTTAATAAAGTCAGTGGCGAGCAACGTGTAATGGACTGTACGCTAGCTGAAGCACACATTCCACCTGCTGACAAAAAAGAACCACTGTCACAAGAAAAGATTCGCAAACTAAACGAAGAAGTAACCAATGTCTGGGACATGAATGCTCAGGGTTGGCGCAGTTTCCGCAATGCTAACGTAACTGCGATTGAATATTTGGGCGGTGTTTGTGGTTGTGGCAAGTCTGAAAACTGGCCTTACTGTGATGGTAGCCACAATGATCCTGGAAAAGAAGTAATTCACAATGTATACCGCACAGGAAGTAATTAAAGACAAGTTTTGGATTGTTAACGAAGTCCATGGCAAGGTAGGCACCCTGCGGTGCTTGCCTGATGGCTCATACGAATTCTTTGACCAACGCACAAACGAAAAACAAATACTTGCCGCACTGGATAGCCTATTCAGTATGGTTGATCGTGATACAGAAACTAGTGAAGACGTTATCAAGTTTATTAAAGGTTATCCTACTGCTACAAATAATCCAGTAGAAGTAGAACACGATACGCTACCGTTGTATGTAAAAACACCCACAAGCAAAAGTGTTATGGCTGCTGGATATTATATTATCCAGTTCAAATACTGGATGCCAGCGTTCTGTCCCAAGCACGAAACACTGGAAAAATACCCATATCAGGGCCCATGGGCTACTGAATGGGAGATGAATCTCCAACTAAAACGCTATAAAAATAGCAGTTAATGCTAAAATTTGCTGGTTCTAGCTAAATACTTGTAAGAACAAGAACACAAGGGGCTAGAATATATGGCAAGACCAAAACCAACAATTATAGTAGAGCAAGTAGATCGTAACTATAACACTGAGCAGATACTGGAAGCAGATGCCATATATGCAGTTTTTTACGAAGGTGCTCCTGTGAACTTACGTTCACTTAATACACTAGTAAATTACCCTGGACCAAAATATAAAAAAGTAAGTTTCAGTAACAGCGGTCATGCGTTCAATCTCGCAGACCGCTTAAATCGTAAGTTCAGAACAGATAAGTTTACAGTAATAAAACTAATACAGGGTGAGGTTGTTACCCGTGCTGACGTCGGAAAAGATTGATCTCATACAACAACATATAACGTACAGACTAAGTCATGCGGTAAACGATGATTTGGATAGGCAAAAGATATTTCTCAACTATTCAACATTGAGATTACGAAAATCTGGACGTGACTATATGGTTAAAGTATACGATAGTTGGAAATTTAGTCCTCCGGAAAAGATTACAGCTCGTATGTTGCTAACATTATTTCGCAAGATGGAACACCCATATTATTTAGACAAACGTATAGTAGTGCTGTTCAGTGAGCAAGATGCGTTTATGTGTAAGTTAGCAGGCTTTGAAATCTGGCTAGAAGGAAAATAATTTCAAAAAAAGCAAAAATAGTTGTTGACAGTAAGGCGTCTTGGTGTTAGATTATATATGTAAGCAACGGAGATGCAGATGACCAAGTTCGTAAAAGCCAACTTTAAGCAGAGCGGCGAATATGTTAGCTATGAGGGCAAGTTTGTCGCCCGCTTTAAGCACCGCGGCCCGTTTACTAAGATTAAGTTTCTCAAGGAACTGATGGCAAACCACACGGTGGAAGGCTACTTTACTGAACTGGACGCTGGCAAGGCTCCGCTGGCTATCCTGCGTGATGCAAACGAAGCGTGGTATTATGCGACGATTGAAGCACACTACGGACGCCCTGTTGGCACCGCTCACATACACCGCGTTGATAACTAAGGAGAACAATATGCTTGCTTGGAAACACGACACCTACGCTGCCTACTGTGCTTACAATTCAGCACGTGGCTACCAAGTAATCCCCCAAACCCTCTGGGATGCACTTAAAAAAAGTGAAGATCCTGAAAATTAATTGTTGACACTGTCAACAGAGTATCGTAAAGTAATAACTGTAGAAACAAAGCACAAAGGACTACTAAAATGGCTATTGCAGAAAACCGTACCGTAAAGATTACCGAAGCTACTACGCTTCTTACCCTTGCATTTAAGAAACAGCGCCCTGTGTTTATGTGGGGTCCTCCAGGTATTGGTAAATCTGAACTTGTAGAAGGTATCGGTGCTTCTGGTGTGTTGGGTAATACCAAAGTAATTGACATGCGTCTTGCGCTGTTTGAGCCCACAGACTTGCGCGGTTATCCCGCCCCTGACCTTGCTAATGGTAAAATGGTCTGGCTTCCGCCTGCAGACTTGCCGCAGGCAGATATGGCAGCGCAATATGACACTGTTATCCTGTTCCTCGACGAACTTAACAGTGCCGCGCCCAGCGTACAGGCTGCGGCTTACCAGCTGATCCTGAACCGCCGCATTGGTCAGTATGTCCTCCCAGACAACGTTGTGATTGTTGCTGCTGGTAACCGTGAGACTGACAAGGGCGTTGCATACCGTATGCCCAAGCCACTGGAAAACCGCTTTATCCACGTTGAACTGCGTGTTGACTTTACTGACTGGCTGAACTGGGCTGTTAACCACAACATCCACCCTGACATTGTTGGTTACTTGAGCTTTGCTAAGAACGATCTCTACAACTTTGATCCCGCTAGCAGCTCGCGTGGTTTTGCTACTCCTCGCTCGTGGACTTTCGTTAGCGAGATGCTGGAAGGCAGCGAACTGAATGAGGGGCTGGAAACTGACCTAGTTGCTGGTTGCGTTGGCGAAGGTACTGCGGTTAAGTTTATGGCACACCGTAAGATTGCTGGTGATCTGCCCGATCCCACTGACGTGTTGGACGGCAAGATTAAGGAAATGAAATCCAACGAGATGAGTGCCAAGTATGCGCTGGCAACTAGCCTGTGCTACGAACTGAAAGCACGTAGCGATAACGGTGCTAAGGCTGGCAACCTGGATGGTTTCCACAAGAGCTTCAGCAACTTCATCAGCTTTATGATGGACAACTTCGAAACTGAGATGGTGATCATGGCGTCACGTATTGCAATGCAGAACTACAAACTGGTTCCTAAGCAAGACAAGATCGAACGCTTCCAGGAATACTTTAACCGTTACGGGCGTCTGGTACTGGATGCGTAATGAGCGCAACATTCCTAACACCAAAACTAGCGGAGGGAGAGAGTGTAGACCTCTCCCTCTACTCACCTAGAGAACGGACTAACATTCGTTTATACGGGCTACAGTATAAAGACTGGGAGCCTGCAGATGTAGCTGAGTATAAGCAACGCTGGCGTAGCACTGCGACGGTAGTAAACATCAAAGGTCGTTACGAAGAAGCAAATCGTTGGATCAAAGAACACTATTACATGCAGAACTATTTTATTATCAAGTTTGCACAGCCTGACGACAGTCACGATGTGTACTTTAAAAATGCAACTGATGCAATGATGTTCAAGATGGCGTTTTAATAATGGAACAGTGGCAATATAAAATTCTCAATAAGATACGGGGTATGAAAACAGGCGAAATTACTACTGTATCTTATGGTGGCCGCGGCAGTGGCAAAATTTAAATAAATGCTTGACACATGCCAAAATATCCAGTATAGTTATACTGTAGAAACAAATGGAGGCCACTATGGCAATGACCGCTGAAGAACGTATTACCCGTAGCCGTGTTCGACTGCTACTAGGCAAGCCATTTTTTGGACAACTTGCTACTCGTATGCGTATTATTGAAGCCCCAGATATGCCCACTGCGGCAACAGACGGACGCCATTTCTTTTTCAATCGTGATTTTGTAACTCGTCTTAGCGATCCAGAACTAGACTTTCTAGTTGGTCACGAAGTGCTGCACATGGTATACGATCATATGGGCGCACGTGGCGATCGTGATCCTATGCTGTATAATATGGCTGCTGACTTTAACATTAACATGACGCTAGTAGAACAGGGCATCGGTACTGTTATTGGTGAGGATAAACTCAATGGCGGCAAACCCTGCATGGACTGGAAATATCGTGGCATGAACAGCTACGAGATTTACGACGAGCTTTATGAGAACGCCGACAAGATCGAGATTGGTAACTTTGACGTTCACTTGAATCCACAAGATGGCGACAAGGACGGTACTGCTGGCAACTACGGCAAGATGACTGAAGAAGAGCGCAAGGCGCTTGCT